AAATTAGATGAATTAATAATGGCAGTAAAATCAGGTGGTACTATTAATATGGATGGACAGAAAGTAGGTGAGGTAATAGGATTGTCTGGCGCAGGAGGAATGGACTAATGGCACATGGAGATGACCCACAAATACCAGAATCAGGACAGATTTTTGTACCACAACAAACAAATTTGGCCAGCTTCTATAATAACAATCAATCCAACTTACAATTGGATTCAGGTGCAAGTGCAGATTCTAGAGCAGATGAGTTTAAGGATAAAAAAGTACTTTCAAGCTTTAGTCCAACAACAAAAAGAAACAACCTTGACAAAATAAAAGATAGGGATTCAGGTAGGCTAAAGGAGCAATATTCCAAGTTTAGTATGAGAAGTGACTCTCCACAAACAGGTTGGTTCAAGGAACCTTTTATAATGAGAGGTATCCAAAGAAATAATAATAAAAGGCCTTCAACGTGGGGTAGTTTTGGTATATCACCTTTTATAAAAAGAGGAGGAGAGATATTTGGACAACCTAATGGCCTTGTAAGAGGTGGTATATCTGCTGTAGAAAGGTCACTTGTTGATGGTTTAAGAATAGGAAAGTTTTTATTAGGTGGACCTAGAGGTTTATTATTTATAGCACAGCAAATAGGACTACAATTAACTGCACCTAGACTTGAAACACAACCTGGTGTCGAAGGACCATTATTAGAAAGAGCAACAAGAGTATATAATCCAGCAACAACACTATTACAGGTAGCAGGAAATGCAGCAGGTGTGCACCTAACAAGACATGGATTATTATCAAATTTAACTCCTACAGGAATACAAAGATATAAGGATGTAGTTGGAAGAAGAAATGAATTATCTGCAGATGCATATAGAAATTCATTTAATATTATAGGAAGAAGAATACAAAGAAATAAAGATTTAACATATAAAAATAGCTATAATAGGCTATTAAATATGACATCAGATGCATTTTATAATACCGTTCCTACAAGACATGTTACTGTTGGTGGAAAATGGCCATTCCTATCTGCAAAGGCAGGTCCTAATTCCTTATATGGACTAGGAAAGCCAACAAACCATATAAGAACAGAAGTAACAGATGCTGCAGTGGTACCTAATCCAAGTGTGCCAATACAAAACTATGTAGGTATGAGTGTTTTCTCCAGAGAACAAGCAATATCTGACCATGAAACACATAAATTAATAGATTTTAGAGTTTATAAAACAGGAAAGGACTTACTGGTTCCAGGATATTCAGAAAAGGATACATATAGAAATGGAATAGATAATGAGGATATAACACTTGCAAGAAAATACGGATTCTATAAAAATCCAACAAACATATCAGATGTTAAATTAACAGCTGATGGAAAAACATATTTTCCAGAATCATTTGGTGCTGATACAATTGATGAAATAGGAATAGTAAATTCGGATAGGTCAGGTGATAAGGTTGATAACTTTCTTCTTGCTGATGTTGCACAAATGGATGATCTAGTAGATTTAATATTTAAGGATGTTGATGGTTTAAGTAATCGAATGCAATTTAGGTGTGCAATGGAGGCAATAACTGATACATTTACACCACAATGGGATGAAACAACATATATGGGTAGAGCAGAACCTGTGTTTCACTATAAAGGTGCAGATGCAAGAAAAATAAGTACAGGTTTTACGGCTTACGCAGTAAATAGAAAAAGCTTAAAATCAATGTATCAAAAGTTAAATAGGCTGGCAGGATATACAATGCCAAAATATGTATCGAGTAACTTTAATCAAATGACTGCACCGCTTATGCAGCTAACAATAGGTGATTATATTGTAAACCAACCAGGATTTTTAAGTTCATTAACATATAATATAGAACAAGACACGTATTGGGAAACAACACGAATTAAAGATAATCAAGGAAATACATTAACATATATAGTGCCAAGAGTGGTTAAGGTAGACTTTGAATATACGGTGATTGAAAAAGACCTTGTACAAAGATACAAATATAATTTTGGTACTACAAAATGGCTTGATAGGGTATAAAATGGCAAATAATAGACATAAAAATTCAGACACAAATATAGATGCAGGAAGATATGATACAACACATTTTCAGGCTGCCCCTGCAACAAATAATGATATTTATATAATTGCAAAAAAATATGATAGACTAGATATACTTGCTGATAGATATTATGGTGATAGAAATTTATGGTGGACAATAGCAGTTGCAAATGAACTTGTAAATGGTTCAGTAGTAATACCTACAGGTAAGAGAATTAGAATACCTTTTAATTCAAACGGTTTTATGGATTCAGTTAATAAATCTACGTTTGATATAAATAATAATTCTCCACAAGGCTTACCTGATGGTCTAGGTGGAGGAGGATATTAATGGCACAAAGAGCAAGTCACAGAGGTCTTTCTTTAGACCCATTACATCCTAACATTCAGCAATTAGTCGAAAAGTATGAAAATTTTAATGACAATAATAAGTCACAAAAAATAGTACAAGAAATACATGGTAGAACACCTTGGATATTAATGTCATCAAATGCAATAGTTGGAGGTGTTGATGGAAAGAAATATCAACTTTTAGGTGATTGGATGGCCACAACAGAAACAAAGATGGCCAATAAGAGGGTTGGAGTATGGCACAAGGCTACAGGTGACAAGGACGGTACAGGTAATTTTATGTATTACGGTGGTAAGTCAAGACTTATGCCAAAAGCAGGAATTACAGAATTTAATGTAGACTCAAAAGGTGGTTTAGGTTCCATTAGATATGGAAAAATAAAAATAAAGGCATTTACAGCAGATGACCTAGCATATATAGAAAAATATTATATGGTACCTGGACTTAGGGTACTTATTCAGTGGGGTTGGAGTTCATGGGAAGGAGACCTAATAGACCTTTGGGATTCAAGATACGAAAATCATAATGGTGAAATTTATTTACAACAAGATATACTTAAAAGAGTTGTAGGTGTAAAAAGCCTATATGATAATGTACCTGATGATGGTGAGGATAAAAATACACCTGGCAGATATGATGCAATGATTGGTGTTGTAACAAAATTTAATTGGTCGATAGATGAAGGTGGTGCATATGATATTGACATTGAGGTTACAAGTACAAATGGAATGCTATTAACAACACCTATGGATTCTTGTACTCTAGGTGCACAATTAGTAACAACAAAGACAACATATGAAGATAATTACGGATGGCCATTCGGACCAGGTGATAAAACATATTCAAATGTTGAAGGTGCAAAAATGATACCCGATATAGAGGCAGTATTATTTCAACTTGAAAATTCAAGTGGTAAGGGTACATTTACAATGGAAGGTGGTGATGATGGATGGTTAGATTTTGATGGTAGTTCTGAGACATGGAATTCTGTAATGAAAATTCTAAATAAGGAATATGCAAAAGGTGCATTTTTTGGTTATGGACATAAGAAAAAATCAAAAGCAGGAGACGCATATAGAACACCTCAAAGTACAATGGTAAAACATCACTTTAGACCAATTCTTACAAAGGAGGCAGCAAAGCAAGGAAGTAAGGGCTGGGGAAAGATGGTAGGAAATGCTGATAGAACAATAATAAGAGGTCCTCACTACGCTCGAGAACACCAACATTCATGGAGTGGATATTATTATGGCTTTCAAGGAACAATTTCAGATACAGAAATAGGTGAAATACAAAGTTTGTGGGGTGCACTTAAGCTTGAAACATGGGTTAGCTGGAGATTTATAGAGGATGTATTGCTTAATTTTATTGCAATACCTAAAAATGGTGATGGGCTTCCTGTTGTAGGTATAAATAGTACACATGAGGTTTTAGCTGATGAATTTGGATATAATGGGTGGTCAGCAGAAACTTCAAAGATTTTTACAATTGACAAAAGTATGCAAAGAAAAAGATATTTAAGTAATCAATGCATAAATCACCCACACCTAAGGTCAATTAATCCAGAGGTATGTTTCCTTCCAGGGCAACAAGGTTTTCCATGTAAATATGATGACCTTAAAGGTACAATTAGTGAATGGGCAGATGGTAGATTAAAAGATTTTTATAATGTCAACGACCTATCATACTGGGCAGCAAATTTTGGAAATAAACATCATGGGATACCATCAGATGTAGATGGCACAGGTTTTTACCAAAAAAATAATTTTGCTGCATATGCAACTGGTGGACCTAGCTTTCTTAAGTGGGCATCTGAAAAAGATGTGGTTGATACATTTGCAACAAATAAGGAACATACTGCAGGATATATAAGAAATATAATGGTCAATACAAAATTTATAGCAGAAACATATAGAAATAATCCTAGCATGGAAGGTTTTATAAATGGTTTGCTTCAAGGTATTAATAAGGCATGCGGTGAACCTTGGGAATTTGTATTAAGGGCAAACCCAAATGACAACGGACTTCTACAGGTTACAGATAATAATATTGCAGAAGGACTTGCAAAGGCAAAGGCAAAAGGCCTTAAGGTATATCAACTAAAGTCAAATAATGTAAAGTCAATTATTACAAATGTACAAATAACGTCAAAATTACCTGATGCAATGAAAAATGCAGCATTTTCAGGAATGTGTGCTGCCGAACCCTCAGAATCAACAAATCCAGACAATATAATATTTAGAATGTATGGTGCAGGTATAGAGGATAGATTTACAAAATATGCAAAAAAGGAAAGATTAAAGCAAAGTGGTGCTGATGAAGAGGAACTAAAAAAGAAAAAGGCTGCATTAGAAAAGATAGAAAAATATGATAAACAAGGAGGCCCAAGGTCTGCAAAAGAGATTCAAGATTATAAAGCACAAGCAAAAATATTAGGATATAATGCTGCTTTCCCACCTGACTTAAAACGTAAAGTATTTTCATATTCATACTGGTATTCAATTGCAACAGGAAAACAGTCTGACAGAACTGCTGCACAAGATGCACAAAAAGAATACCTTAAGGACGTACTACTTTCAGGCGAGGACCAAGGACTTCAAACTGCAATGCTACCTATTGAATTATCATTTGATATGTTAGGTATGTCAGGTTTTTGGATGGGTAATGCAATAACACTTGCATCTAATAGTGAAGGTGGACTTTTACCGGATAGATATGCAGGCACAACAATATTTCAGGTATCAAAGGTTAACCATAAAGTAGGAAGGGAATCATGGAAAACAAGTGTAGAATGTATGATGAGACAGACAAATGAGGCAATTCCAAAATCATCAAAGCCAATTATTAAGGTTGACCCAACATCTGCATCTGGAGGTGGTTCATATAGTCAGCCAGGTGACTACAAGCCACCAGCTGCAAAAGGTGAGGCTTCTGAATATCTAAATTATGACTCTGTTGCTGCAACATATAAAAAACTAGGATATGTACACCATGAGGACGGAAAGCTTAATCTTACAGGAATTAGAATAGCTAATCTTGCAAGGTCAGGCGTAGGAAGTAAAAAAGGTAGTACAGGATATCTTGACTATTTCTGTATGACTTATAAAGATGGAGGACAAAAGGTGTTTGAGGCATATCCATGTACAACTGTACCTGGAACAAGTGTATTAACAAGAGTAAATTCAGGTAATCCTACAAAGGCATGGGCAATATTAAAACCTGGTTTTTATAAGTCTTGGTATCATGGAACACATAAAAGTAGCCCACCAAACTATAGGGCAGGAACACAGGCAAGAGGAAATGTTAGTGTATATAGGGATGGAAACAGAGACTTGGTACACGACTTAGTTTCAAGTTCCGTACAGACAGGATATTATGGTATTAATATTCATAGGTCACATGAAAGTAAGGCTGCATGGAGAGTAGGTAATTACTCATGGGGTTGTCAGGTATTTCTAAATAATGGTGACTTTCAAAGAATGCGTGCACAAATTAGCAGAAATCCTATCTATCCAAGAAAGAAAAGTAAAGGATATGAGGAAATTAATTATGCATTAATTGATGAAGGTGATATGATACTAAAGAAAGATTTATAGGGGTATATTATGGCTTTTGAAAATAGATTAATGAAAAAAATACCTGCACTTGAGGAAAATATTGTTGAGACAAGAGAGGAAGGTGTGTTTGAGGAATCTGCAGATGTTGATGAAACAGATGGAAATAATGCAGGTGGCGGTATATGGGTCGACAAACACGAACCTAGTCCAGGTATAGCAATGACGGCAGACACTTTTGAATATAAAGAAATAACAAACAGTGAGGTTCAAAATTTTGTAAAATTTGCATTACAACCATACCAACCAGTACCAACAGAAAAAGATTACGAAAAAGGCTTTTTTATGAGATATTTTATAAAAAGATATGATAATAAGCCAATTGAGGTAAGTAAGGAAACATGGGATGATGTATCACAAATACTTCCAAAAAAGATATATAACCATACACGGGTAAGATGGAATCTTTCTGCAGAAAAAATAGACTTTCCAACAACAAATTTAGTAAAACAAGGTAAAAGCCAGGAACTATTATTAAAACATATTGAGGTAGGAGAATTAGATAATGACCTTGAAAAAATAAATGAAAGATATGTTAAATTGGCCAATAATAGAATGCCAGGTTTGCTAGATTATTTTAATGGTTCATATCTTGACTATACTGTAACTGGCAACTCATCTATACAAGGAAACCAATATACATCAGGAAATGAATACTATAAGGCAAATGGAGATGAATATATTGGTTATTATCACATTCACTCAACCAAAGGTGCAATGATTGGAAAAACACATACATCAAAACCTCATGATATATTAATACACAAGTCGCAATTGGATACAAAAGGTTCATCAGTAAATATTGCAATGCCAAAAACACAAGAAAAGAAGGTAAGCTATTTATATGAATCACCAACACAAACAGATTCAGGTATGGGAGGAGGATATTCTTCTGGTGGTGATTCAGGAGGTTCTGCACCTGCACCAAGTTCTGGTGGTGGATCGGGTGGCTATTAATTTTTATAATTCACAGATTTTTATTATATTAAACACATGGTTATAAATGATATTGTACATAAATGTGCGGATATTGAAAATGAAATATCGCTGTTATACTACCTTGAAAATAATTCAAGTATAGATGTAGATTTAATTACTACAAATGCACATAAATTTTATAAAAGAATGTATCCTAATAGAAATGATGTTGACCTTATAATTCCACGTACAAAACACATTGAGAGATTATCACTGTTAAAGGAAAAGCATTCAATGTTATATAA